GTGACAACCGCCGCCGATCTGCTGCATGCGCTGCGCGCGCGCATGCCGGGCCAGCTCGTTCTCGATCCGCACACCGGCTTGCCTTATGGCTGGGCGACCTGGCTGTGCAATCGCGATAACGCGGCTGCGCCGTTCAACGACGACCAGGTGGTGGATGTGCTGCTGGCACGGCCGGTGCCACTGCACCGTGTCGGCACTGCCGCCGTGTTGTCGCCATTTCAGGCATTTTGCAGCCTCTGGTGGCAGCACTGGGAACCGCGTCCAAAAGATCAACGTTCGCAGCATTGGCTGGCGTTGCTCGGCAGTTTTCTGATCCATCTTGGTCTCATTGCAATGCTGATCTGGGTGGTGACGGTACGTTGGGCACCGGATGAAACGAAGCCGGACGACGAATCGCGAGTGCGCATGACCTTTATTGGTGAAGGTGCGGCAGAGCAGGGTAGTAGTGGAGGGCAACCTGCTGCTGCAACGTCAACGCAGGCGGCTTCAAGTGACGCGGCGTCTTCGGCGCAGTCCAGTGCATCGTCTCAGACCGGCAAGCCGAAAACATCGCCGCCGATGCCGCCACAGCCAACTGCTGATCCTGTCGACAGTTCCAGTGCTACGCAGGCGCAGGACATCGCGCCCGAGCCAGTGATCGCGGCCGCCAGCGAACCGATGAAACCGAATGTTCCGCAAGTGACGATACAGGTGCCGACAGTGACGATCGAATCGCCGTTGCAGGTGACCGAAACGCCGGTCGCAACTAACGACTTCGTCGTGCCCCCACCGCCAACGATCACGGTGGCGCCGCGGCCGATCGAGCCGGCAGCGCCACAGATCGAGGTACGTCAACGCGACATCCAGACCGTGATCGAACGGCCGCAAGTGCGCGAGCTGCAACGTCCCGACACAACGGTTGCGGTGCGGTCTGCCAATGCGCCAGCGGTTCGTGAGCGCGAACTTATCGTTGTACCGGATCGGCCTCAAGTCGCTGCGCCGACCGCACGCGTTCGCGATATTACGCCAATCGCTCGCATGCCCGAGTTAGCGGTCCGCACCGCAGAGCTGCCGAGCGTGCCGGTGCCGGCAAATCCAGCGCCTGCGCCGTCTTCGTCTGTCGCCGCCGCGCAGCCGGCGGCAACTGCTGCGCCATCCACGCAAGCGCAGGCCAATCCATCTAAATCCGAGCAATCCAACAGCACGACAGCGGCCAGGTCTTTATCGTCCAAGCCGACCACCAGCAGCAATGTTGGCCCGAAACCTGCCGACCGCAGCGGCGGATGGAATGTGGCAGCCAGTGCCGACGATTGGAGCAAATCCAACCGCAACCGTGACGGTGAATCAGCCAGCGCCAACGGGCAGCGCAACGGCATGTTCGACGCCGATGGCAGCGTCCACGTGGCCGCCGGAACCGGCGATGCAGGTGATGCAGGTAACGGCACCAGCGACCGCGGACCACCAGGCAGCCAAACCGACACTTGGACCCGCGATCAGATCGCCCAAGGCGGCACCTGGCTCAAGCGGCCGCCGTATGGCTACAAGCCGACATCGCTGGACAAATACTGGATACCGAACCAGTCGCTGCTGCAGGAATGGGTACGCCGCGGCTTGAAGAAGATTGAGATCCCAATCCCGGGAACGACCACCAAGATCAGCTGCGTAGTTTCGTTACTGCAGTTCGGCGGTGGCTGCGGCCTGAGCGACCCGAACCTCAACGATCAACCGGCCACTGCAAGACCGCCACCTGATGTGCCGTTCAAGCGGGAGCTGCAGGAAGACAATGGGATCAAAAAATAGTTCGTCCCCAGCCTTCTTTGGACATAATATACATTATGCGAAGTGGCCGTGTTGACGCTCCTGTGCGTGCTGATGGCCTATTACTGCCGGCCACTCCACAGGGAGCGGACTGGACAATGAAGCTAGACACCTACGATCGCGTAGACCTGACCGGCCCTTGGGCCGGTTTTGGTTTTCAGGGAGACCGATTCTTCACTCCCGAGGGTCGAGACCTGCACCCCGCCGATATGGCGTTCTGGTCGCTGACGTGCTGCATCGCGCGGGAGTGGTCATTGATGATGGCCGAGGAACGGCAAAGCCGGCGAGACGTGCCGGGAACGCCTGTGGCCACAAGGACACCAGACGCTAGGAAGTCTGAGCCCTGCCAGGTGATCTACCTGCGGGACATACTCCGGCACAGACGCGAAAAGCGGTCTGCAGGGTGAATGGCGCGGGGTTCGCCGACAGGGCACAGGTTGTGCATAGAACGCGAGGGCCGAGACGTCCACGGCGCGGGTGAAGCGTGGAGCGTATCCGTAGGGGCGCTGCCCCTACACCCAGGGCGCTCGGGTGGTTCCAGGCCGTTACGCATAGCGGCGTGCCAGCTCGGTGACGTACCTGGCCACCGTGCGCTTGGCAGATCCGTTGGCGATCGCCTGGCGGATCTGTTCGACGAGGAGGGTGTCGGTCAGCTCCTGCAGGTTGCAGCGGCCCTTGACAAGGCGCTTGGCCTGGCGTTCGCGGTAGAGCTTGGATCGCTCGGCGTCGGTCATTGCGCATAACCCGTTCGCCGGTGGCCGACCTGGTCGACCAGGTAGCGGCAGCTGCAGGGTTCCCAAATCCTTTTCGTCACGCATCACATAACTCCTTCGCGGGCTGCTGAAGTGATATAGCTCTCGGTCTTATACGGCTCATTCTGTGGTGGCTGGCGCGGAGTTCGCCGACAGGGCACAGGTTGTGCATAGAACGCGAGGGCCGAGACGTCCACGGCGCGGGTGAGGCAGTATCCGTAGGGGCTATGCCCCTACACCCCTACAATGCCCGCTCATCGTCATCGGGGGCCGTATGGGCTACAGACCGCAAAACAACCACGATGGGCTTTGGTGGGAAATCGCACTGGGCATCTTCGTAGGACAGCTAATGATCGCCGCATTCGCAGGCGTGGTAGCACTATGCCTGGGCTACTTGACCGTGCGCAGCATTGCAGGTTCGGTGCCTCAACCAAATGCTCGAGAGCTATACACGCCACACGCCCAGCGGCACCAATCAGAAGCAGCCAAGCTACGCCCCCTAGAATCGGACGAACGATGCATTCAAGGCAAACGCTTTGGCCGGCTATCCAACGGATGGCAAGAACTGACTAACGACCCATGCTAAATCGGTTGGGCGTAAGGCGAAAGCCGACTCCCCTGTGACTGCGCCCCTGGCGGGGCTGTCGAAAGGCGTTTGGCCTGGCGTTCGCGGTAGAGCTTGGATCGCTCGGCATCTGTCATTGCACATAACCCGTTTGCCGGTGGCCGACCTGGTCGACAAGGTAGCGCGAGCTGCAGGGTTGCACTGTCATTTTCGTCACGCATCACATAACTCCTTCGCGGGCTGGCGCGGTGATAAAGCTCTCTGACTTGTACGGTTCGTTCTCGGGCATGGTGCCGAGGCTGCGCGGTTTTGTCTGCAGGACGGTCCCAGTCAGGGAAGGCAAAGGAGCATCCGCAGCTGGCGTCGTGTTGAGCTGGTCGCGCAGTGTTGCGGCAAGCTCGGTGGGAGGCATCTTGTACGGGTTGTAGGCCGGCCCGTTCTCCGCCATGAATCGGCACTCATGCGGCGGTACAACGTAACGCGTGCCCTGCTCTGTCATGCACCTGCAACCGGCTTCGTGGTGTTTGCCCTGCCCGTCAATGCCGGCGTTGCTTGCAATGCAGAACACCTGCGGATTAGAGACGACTGGACGCTGGTCATAGATGGGCGCTGTCCAGGGCATGGACGCAATGCGTGGGCGATGCGCCTGTGCGTATTCCAGGGGCGTGAGTGGTGCGCGTGTAACGGCGACACCGCCCGCCCCCGTCGTACCTCCCAGGGCAGTCGGTGTCGCACCTTGTTTCGCGGTCAGTGCCTTGTGCTCTGCTTCGAATCCGGCGATCTTGGATTGAAAGTGCCAGCGCAGCCAAAAGAGGACCACTGCGAGCAGTACAACCCCGATACCGATGTTGCGAATCCAGGTGGGAATCTGGCGGCGCGTGGTGACCAGCGTGGTGGACGTGTAGTAGTCAAACACATACTTAGGCCGCACCCAATCCACGATGTCGTTGCATGCGCCCTGGACGTTGCCCTGGTACATGTTCCAGCGCTTCAACTTCGTCTTGCTCTTCATGATCGAGGTCTGGCGCACATGCACGTGCTCCTCGTACAGGCCACGCAGGAACGGGTCGAGCTGCAGCCCTTGCTGCGCGATCAGGATGAAGTCGAATCCGCGATGGCGATGCCGGGCCATCGCTTCAACGTGGTCAGGCACCTTGGCACCTGGGTTGCGGTTCGGAAAGATGGTGTAGCACTCATCGAGCAGCACCACGGATCCATCGGGCAGCTGTTCCCACTTGGTGGGGTCATCAAGGTAGGTGAAATCCGCCTTGCCGTAGTCCAGATCCTTGACGCCGTTGGCGTAGATCTTGCGGCCCTCTTTCTGCCACTGGAAGGCCTTGTCAAGGCCATAGGCTGTTTTACCGTGGCCAGGCTGGCCGGTGACGAGATAGACGCCCATTACTTGCTCCACAATTTCGTGAGAATCACAGATTGCGACCGCGCAGCGATCACAGCGGAAAGAACCATGGTTGTCGCAATGCCGCAGCCGCTCGCCTCGAAGTAGGCATAAAGCACGTTGGGCAGCCGACCGAGAAAGCCTTGAATCACCGCCTTCATCGCTGGAAGCGCCACCGCGTGCGTTGTGAGGCCAATGCCGAACGCCAACAAGATCCGGCCGACGATGCCGGGGAGATACGTGCGCAGGGCCTGCAACAAGCCTGCGATGAGTGCACCGAGAATGGCGGGCATTTAGGCGTGTCCCTTTGAAATCGTGATGACGGAATAAATAGCAGCGCCGGTGATGATTGCGAGTTTGAGCCAGCCAATGTAGTCGCAGAAAAACGCGGGTGGTGATGCAAGCGATTGCGTGAACCCAGAAGACACGCCTGTGCCACTGCTGGCACCGACAAAACCAACGCAGGCACCGCCGCCGAAACCCGATTGATCGAGGGTGTCTGCTGTCACCTGCACTTCGTTGATGCCAGGGATGTCACTGTTGCTACCGCCCTTGCCAGGGTCTTGCGACATGCCGTTGACCTTCGTCCAGGCTGGTTGCTCGCCGTCGCCCTGGTTGCCGTTGCTATCGCCGGTTTTGCACGCAATCTTGCGCTGCAGGATGATGTTCGCGTTGGCGAGTGGATCGGGGCTAGTGACGTTGATGCCGGCCGAGCAGTTAGTTACGTCACCCGTCACGGAACCGGTCGCAGTGCCCTGGCAGCGTAGGCGCCAGATCTGCCAATTTGTGTTGCATGCGATCGCGTCACCCGAGCAGCTAGGCGGTGCACCGCAGGTTCCACCCCCGGCGGCCTGGTTGTCCTTCTCATCGCCGTCCTTGTCGTCCTTGCCATTCTCCGGGTCGTCAGGTGCGACGTCGCTGTTATCGCCAATGCCATCGCCATCAGTATCTTTAGATTCGTTGGGATCGTTAGGAAACGCGTCCTTGTCGTCTGGCATACCATCGCGATCAGTGTCTAGCTGTGGCTCCGGCTGGTCGGGATTCGGCGTGCACGTCGTGCCGGTTGTTGAGTAACCGCCTGCGGTAGGGTTGTACGCGTAGGTACAGCCATCGTGGCACTTGGTGCCGAGATCATCGACCAGCCAACCGAATTCATCAGGCTTAGAGGGACAAGTGTTCGCGTCGTCGTCGAATGCAAAATCGCCACACGTAACGATGCGGACAGGTCCCTGGTAGTACTCAGCAGCTTCGTATTGACACTGATAGAACTTGCCGCCGTTTGGTGATGTTTTCTGAGGGCAACTACCCGCCTTGGTGATCAAGTTCGTGTCATTGGGTACATGCACAGAAGCGTCCTGCATGCATCGCGCATAAGCCTCCTGCGCAGTTGTTGCAGCCCGGGCATTGCCAATGCCAAGTGTCGCAAGGACGATCGCTGCTACCGCGTAAGCAAGGCTGCGAGCGATCGAGGACGCGAACACGCGACCGAGAAAGGTTAGGAATCCAGTGCGAGCCATAGACCCCCCAGGATGCCGACCATGACGAAGTAACCTGCGTATTCCATTTCGTTCCCCTATTTCGTGACGCGTCACGTTGAAAAAAAGGGCAGGTTTCCCTGCCCTATGCCCTGCCCCCCTACAGCGATCAAGCCGCTGCGCGCTTGCCCGACTTGATGATGGCCACGACGCCGCAGAGGACCAGCACGCCGACGCCGATGGCAGTCAGCTCGCTCTTGTCCATCGAGCCGACGGCAGCTTCTGCCAGTTCGCCCGCAGTCGCAGCGCCTGCAGCTGCAGCAGCGGCCAGGCCGGTGCCGATCTTGGCAAGGGTGAAACGCTTGGTGGTGTTCTTCTTCATTTGCTTGTGCCTTGGTTGAGTGATGGTGAATCGGGTTATCCGCCTGCTGCCCGGCGTGCTTGCCGGATCATGAAACCCACTCCCCACATGCCAGCAATAGCGACACTGAGGATTAGGCCTTCGGTTGCATCGATCGGCGGCGGGAAACTCGATGCAGGTCCGTAGAAGGGGACCGCGCATTGCCCCGTAGAAGCGTCGTAGTCGGCTTCCTTGCAGTGCAGGACAAAGACGGCCATGAGGATTCCTTATGCAGCCTTGGGCGGCTGCTGGACGCCCTGGGCGGGCTTGTCGACGCGCACCAGGGTCGGCTTACGCGGGAGCTCGAAATCGCCATAGCGATTGACAGCCACGTTGTCTTCGAGGTTGTACTCGTAGACGCCGTTTTCATAGGGCGGTTCCTTGCCAAGATCCAGACGGACCGTCTGGCGGAACTTCGGGGTTTCGGCGCTGGCTTCCTGCGTGCGGATGATTCCGCTGCGGCCCTGCTTCTCCCAGTGCTTTTCATTGACGTGCTGGCTTGTGATCGTGATCTTCATTGCGATTGTTACCTTGACTGTGATGGAATTCCGTGATGCGTCACGGTGCGGTTGCGATAAATTAGTTTCGTGAAGAGTCACGAATGCGGTGTTGGTGGGGCCCGCGCCGCAAGCGACACGGTCCCTAGTAGGCGCAATCGGGGAACAGCTCATCCAGCTGGTTGCTGATGCGAACCTCTAAGTCGAGCTGATGCAGGTTCTTGAAACGCCCTGGTACGCCGTCGTGCGACAGGTAGCGCTGCAGGACAGACACGGCGTATTCGGGGCTGCGACTGTTCAACGCGTTCCAGAGGACGCGGAGCGCTGTGCCGGCTTGCGTGTCGATGAAATCGACCATGGCTTTGACGGACGGATTAACCATGCGTTCTTTCAATTCCAGCCTGGTCAACTCACCAATGACCAGATCAGCGAGAACGGTGTAAGCGCTGGCGAAGTACTTGCCAGGGTTAGACAACGCGGCCAGGGGAAGATTGATACGCTTGGCGTAGAGACGGAGTTCGCAGCGAACCCAATCACTTTCCGGGTCGCCGAGCTGCTTGCCCTTTTCGTAGATGCACAGCTCTTTGTGGCCCTTTTGGCCGATGTAGAACGATGACCCCTTGTTGGTGCCCTCGTCGTTGATCGACTTAGCGTGCGGAGGCCGGCCGTTCATTGTGAACAGTCCTTCGTGGTATGCCTCACGGAACTGCTGGACATCGAAAATCTCACCGCTGTGGTCATCGATGGCGATATCGACGCGAGTCAAATGCGCACCGAGATCCTCGGCGATGCGCTCGACAAACGGCCAGCTGGGGACGTGGCTACAGCCCTGCCCTGTGAGGCTGATCATGACCTCACCATCGTCGGAGAGACCGAGGCGACCACAGACGCTAGAAGTCTCATCGATCAGCATTGCGCTGCGCTGATAGCGGAAGTTCCACAAGCGATCAGCGAGGGGGCCAGCAACGATGCTGCTGGAGGTGCCGAACACGTAGGCCACCATCTGCTGTGCGTTCATGCGCTTGAAGAAATTGACGGCCTTGTCAGAGTCAAAAACGAGGGTGCAGAAATCGATGATCGGCTTCGAGAGACATTCGAGGGTCTGAGACTTTTGGCCCGTGTTACTGCTCGGGCCAACCGGGTGCGCCGGCCGATTGCACAGCTGCGCCGGTGAAAAGGGTAAACAAAGGGCGAGGAGCGGGGTCACAGAACCACCGCCGGGGTGTTGCCGATCATGTAATAGCCGATCACGCCGCGCAGGTATGCGCAGGCGATCAGCACCAGCAAGCCGGCCAGCATAAAGTGATGCGTCACGAAATGTCCCCTTGACATGTCCCCTACCCTGACCCGTGACCCCCGGGGGGTGCCGGGGGGCGGGACGCTTAGCCACGCTAAACGCAGACGCTTGTATAGTTCAGCGAAACAAGAATGTAAAGGTCAGCTAAACATGAGCGCGGAAAACGAACTGATCAACCTTGTGCGAGCAGGAGGAAAGTTCAGTTCAGACAATGAGTTAGCTCAGAAGCTGGGGGTGACCAGGGCGATGGTTAGCTCTTGGCGTTCGGGCAGGTATGTGCTGCCGGACGATCAAATTGCGCAGCTCTGTGCGCTTGCAACGCTAGACGGGGCAAGCTGGATGGCAAGGATTCACACCGAGCGTGCAGCGTCCGCGACAGAACGTGCTCTGTGGCAATCGATCCTGGACAGACTGGCCCCGATCACCGCGGTGGTCGGGGTGCTGGGCCTAGTCGCACTAGGGATCCACGCAGGAAGCCATGAGGCGGTAGTGGCGGCCTTCTCTCCGGTCGCCATAACGCCAACCCTCTATACATTATGCGAAGTGGGCCGTGTTGACGCTCCTGTGCGTGCTGATGGCCTATTACTGCCCGCCACTCCACAGGAAGCGGACTGGACAATGAAGCTAGACACCTACGATCGCGTAGACCTGACCGGCCCTTGGGCCGGTTTTGGTTTTCAGGGAGACCGATTCTTCACTCCAGAAAATCGAGACCTGCACCCCGCCGATATGGCGTTCTGGTCGCTGACGTGCTGCATCGCGCGGGAGTGGTCATTGATGATGGCCGAGGAACGGCAAAGCCGGCGAGACGTGCCGGGAACGCCTGTGGCCACAAGGACACCAGACGCTAGGAAGTCTGAGCCCTGCCAGGTGATCTACCTGCGGGACGTGCTCCGGCACAGACGCGAAAAGCGGTCATCAGTGGTGGCTGGCGCGGAGTTCGCCGACAGGGCACAGGTTGTGCATAGAACGCGAGGGCCGAGACGTCCACGGCGCGGGTGAGGCGTTATCCGTAGGGGCGGTGCCCCTACACCCCTGTGGCGACTCTGGCTTCGAGGTAGTCCACCAGCGGCCGCAGGTCGCGAACCAGGAAGATCGCCAGGAGGACCAGGACGGTGACGACGACCAGGGCGCGCTCGGGTGGTTCCAGGCCGTTACGCATAGCGGCGTGCCAGCTCGGTGACGTACCTGGCCACCGTGCGCTTGGCAGATCCGTTGGCGATCGCCTGGCGGATCTGTTCGACCAGGAGGCTGTCGGTCAGCTCCTGCAAGTTGCGGCGGCCCTTGACCAGGCGCTTGGCCTGGCGTTCGCGGTAGAGCTTGGATCGCTCGGCGTCGGTCATTGCGCATAACCCGTTCGCCGGTGGCCGACCTGGTCGACCAGGTAGCGGCAGCTGCAGGGTTCCCAAATCCTTTTCGTCACGCATCACATAACTCCTTCGCGGGCTGCTGAAGTGATATAGCTCTCGGTCTTATACGGCTCATTCTGTGGTGGCTGGCGCGGAGTTCGCCGACAGGGCACAGGTTGTGCATAGAACGCGAGGGCCGAGACGTCCACGGCGCGGGTGAGGCGTTATCCGTAGGGGCTATGCCCCTACACCCCTACAATGCCCGCTCATACAATGCCCGCTCATCGTCCTTTACATGTCCAACGTCGTCGAAGGCGTATAGCTCTGCACCTGATACCCCGGCGACTCCGGGAACGTGCCCTGGCTGCGCTGGCCCTTGGGAATAACCTGACCAGGCTGCGCATGCGCCTGCTGCTGGCTCGCTGAGGCGTGCTGACGCTCCTCGCCACCCTGCTCCACCCTCGCATACTCCCGGCGCTCCTGCGGCGGCTTGTACGGGTTGTACGGCTCACCCCACCGCGCAACATCGCGGCACACATCGTCCCGCACCACGACGCGCGTGTTTTGCTCGGTGACGCAGCGGCAGCTGTTCTCGGTACTCATGCAGAACATGTGCGGATCTGCACGGAACTCGCGGCCCGCAAAGCCAGGCGCTGACCACGGCACGTCCTGGACCATCGGCGTGATCGCACGCATGTAATCCTCACCGCTTGCGATAGCCGGCCTGGCGTTGCCTCCCGAGGTCGCTCCAGCGGAGGAATGGCCCGGCTGCGCCACAGGCGCAGTCTTGGCCATTTCCTCCGCTTCCGCTTGTCCATGGATGCCCTTCCAGAATAGCCACCCGAAAACGCTGAGCATCATCACGATGGCGATAGGTCCGGTGATCAGGATCTTCTTCATCAACGACGGCATGCGGTACTTGACAGTGTGCAGCTCGGCGCTCTTGTAGTACTGGAAATATTTCTCCGGCAGCTTCCACAGCTCGTAGTCGTACAGGCCCTTGATGCGCTTAAGGCCCAAGCGGACCTCATCCATCACCTGATGGTTGCGGAAAATAAAGGTCTGATCCTTACCGGACTGCCGCAGCAGATGCTCGTGGAAGCCCACCAACCCGCGCAGGTGCGTGTCGAGGTAGTTCGGCTGCTGAGTTGCCAGCACCAGGCGCACGCCGAGGTGACGGATAGTCTCCATGGCCATGATGTAATCCGGCGGCTCACCACCCCGGCGAGCGCGAAAATACTGCTGCGCCTCATCGACGAAGAGCACCGCGCCGGCCGGCAGATCCCTCCACTTTGTCGGGTCTTCCCAAGGCGTCACGCCCGGAACGCTGATGCCGTTGATGTTGCACGTGTAGACGTGCGCGCCCTTCTCAACCAGCTCCACAATGCGCTGCGTCATGCGTAGCGACTTGCCGGAGCCTGGAAGGCCGGTCAGCAGAGAAATAGAGGCAGTGTCACCGATCATTCGTCGCGCGCCTGGTTTGCACGAGTGAGGAAGACACGCTGCACACCTTGGATGCCGTACGCGCTGAGGAGGATTGAAATCGCTGTGTCCAACCCGAGTGCATGCACCCAATTGGCGGCAAGCGGCGGCACCAGCTGCCACGCACTCACGGCCTGGTCAATCAGCGGGTCATAGACAAATGCTTTGCCGGCGAAGCCGAGACCGAGCGCACCCAGCGCCTTGGCCGTCCACAACGCCAACTTGAGCTTCATGAGCTTGTTGAGCAATCCGCCCAGCGCGCCCAGCCACGGAACATCGAACGAGAACCACGACATTAGGACCTCCACAAGATCACGAACGCAGCCACCATGGCAGACGCGATGATGATTTTTTTGATGATGGCGAGCGCATCGTAGAACTGGGCGTTGAGCGTGAATGACGTGCCCATGATGTCGATGTTGCCGCCGAGCAAGTCGCCACCACCAATGCTCAAACGGTTCTGATCAAAATGCGGGCCCGGCTTGCCATCAGACGCCCACAGCTTGGCAACCTCGCCCTTTTCGTCATCACCAGCGGCATCGGCCGCACCGCGGGCAGCATCGGACTTCGCTGCGTCGCGATCCTTGTCAATCCCGCAACGTGTACGCCAGGACTGCAATACCTGCGTGTATTCGGCCGCCTTACAGCTCTTGCCGGCGCACATTGGCACGTCACCATCGCTACAGGTGGTTCCGCCAGTGACTTCGCCACGTTCGGTGTTGCATTGCGTTTTCCATGTGAATTTCAGATGCAGACACTTAAGCGTGTCGCCAATGCACACCGGCGGCGTCGTGCAATTACCGCTATCGGTTGCACTGTCCTTACTCTCGTTTTCTTTGTCGCCGGATCCGCTCTCAAAGCCGTTACCGGACGTATTGCCAGAGCCATCTTGGCTGTTGTCACCGCTGGAGTTCTTCGACGTGCCTCCAGGGACGCTCGAATAGTTTGTGACGTTGTTCGTGTTGCAGCTGCCATTGGTGCACGTCGTCTGCTGATGCCCCTCTTTGCGCTGCCACTCGCCGTCCGCAGGCGGCACGTTCGGTGGCGTCACTGCCTCACCCTTAGGAGTTCGCGTCTGCGCATCTGAACCCTCAGTTTTCTTGCCGGTCTCCGCTGGACCCCAGCAGAACGTCTTGCCGGTTGAAGCAGTGGCACAGTAGTCACCATTGGGCTTTACACACGCTGTCTGACCGGCACCAAGTGAGGTGCATTCTGGCGACTTCGGTTGCGTCGCATCCTTCTTGTCATCCTCCGCCTGACCGATATCCTGAGTCGGTTTTTGTGGTGTGCACACCTGCCCGTTATAGGTGCGCTCCTTGATTCCATAGACCGTAACAGGTCCTTGCGCACTGCTAAACGGCGTACCTTGCACCTGACAGCCGCCAACGCAGGTTGAGGGTGCCGAGTAACCCAACGCGGCATCTGCGAGCTTGGTGCTATTACGCGCCGCGCACGTCTCATTTGAATTAAAACTGTAGTCGTATGCGCCACCTTGAGGCGGGGCGAAATTCTTAGCGAACGCAGCGCAACCGCCCGCACCGTTATTGACCGTACACAGATAGGTGTAATTGCCGGCCTGCGAGGGATCAATGACGCACGCAAAGGCGACTTTCCAATACTGGTCTCCGCGCTCAGAATTTTCTGACTGCACACGTGCTTGAGCAGCGGCCAAATGCGCCTGACACACCGCGTTCGCAATGCCCTGATCGCCGTAATTGGCAGCACGTGCGCCACCAATCCCGAGAGCTGCGAAAATCAACGCGACAAGCAAATAAACCACGCGTCGCACGACAGTGCGTGCAAAATATCGGCCTAGCCAACGCATCAGCGGAGACCATCGGCCATGATGCGACCGGCCATGAAATAGAAAATTAGGAGGACTGTTCCAGTCATATAAAAAAGGGCGGGTTTCCCCGCCCTGCCCTGTCGATGATTTGCTTACTTGCCGCCGATCAGGCCGAAGGCCTTCATGGTCCAACGACCCACCGCAAACGCGGTGTAGATCAACACGCCAGCCGCAACCATGGCGGCCACCGCTGCCAAGATCGTTGTCGGATCGAAACCGGCTGCGGCCTCCGCGAATGCAGACGGAGCGGCCATGGCAAACGCACCACCAACCGCGATGGCTTTCGGCTTGTTGCCGAGGGTGGACATGTAAGCGCCCAGGGCGCGGATCTTCTTGCTGTTCATTCGTCTTCTCCTTTACTTGGGATGATTAGCCGTAAGGCTGCGAGTGTTACGAAACCGACTACAATCGCTGGCCCCACGACATTGGCCTGTTCCGCCGTGGGCAGCATTTCCACCCAGCTGGATTGATCCAGCCAAGCAGTTTGGGAACACGTGCCGTCCTGCGCGGGCACTGGATCGATGCAGGTAAGGACAAGTGTCATGAGGCTATTTCCGGGTTGCGCCGAACCACATCGCACCGACCGTCAGAGCGCCCAGGACGAAGCCTGATGCGAGGACAATGTAGGGATGCGTGGTGTAGATGAGGACGGCCATGGATTAGGCCGCAGCGCGTGCAGGCTTAACAGCGCGCAACACGTGAAATTTGCTGTAATTGATAGCACCCTTGTTGACAGTGACCATGGCTTCCAAATCAAGCTCATATTCACCCGGCTGATATGCGGCCTGGCCCTTCTCCAAGCGCACGTCCAGCGGGTACGCAAAGCCACCGGCTTCGAGCTTAGCTTTCTGCTTGCGCGTGGTGTATTCCCGGTCCTTGCCCTGGTCATCCTTGAACGTGCCGCCACGCTCATCGACTTCGGCGCTCAACACGGTGACTTTGATTCCGCTCATGGTGTTACCCCTTCTATGATTTGGTTAACGCCGGCAATTTCCGGCCAAAGGTCCGCTGCTTCCTGTGTTGCCCACGCCGGCAGCTTGTTCGACGTGCAGGTACTGATGACGGCATGCGCCGCTTCGGGCGTTGAGCAATGCCGCAAGATGAAATTGAGCGTTGCGCCGTACTGACGTTTAATATGCCGGCGCGCACTTTTCCAAGTGGCATCAACGGCAGCTTTTGTAATATCAATGCGTAGCGCTACGCACTTAAGGAAGTTGAGGACGGGATAAGCGCCGAGCAGATAGGCAGCAGGGTCACGCAAAATATCGAGCGACAAATCTTTGCGGTTAGACGCCTTAAATTGCGCTTCGTAGCGCACCCAGGGCGATTCACGATCACCCTGCTCCCTGCCCTTCTCATAAACACGCAACTGCTTTTCTGATTTCTTGGTGCCAACATACAGGGTCTTGCCATCACCGCTGTCGTAGTCATCAATCAGCTGCGCCTTGGGGCGCTGACCACGGTTGTCGAACTCACCATCCGAATACCACGTCTGCGCGAGTTTCAGCGGGTATTTGCCCAGAAGATCGTCGGCAGCGGTATCCACACGGGTCAATCGTCCTGCGCAGCTTTCGAGCTTCGCTCGAAGCTCCAGCCACCGCTTCGCATGGCCGCAGCGCGCTGCGCTCACCATGGCGCAACCTGTACCGGTCAACTCGATACGCGAGGTGTAGGTGCCATCTTTGCGCCGGCACTCTTCGCCACCGAACTCGATGATGCCCACGTGCTTGCCTTCGCGATCAAGTACACGCACACGCCAGGTGTAGAAGCTGCCGGGGCCTACCTGCTTGTCCAATTCCATGCCGAGGCCGGCGAAGAAGAACGTAAACAGGTTGATCGCAATGACCATGGCATTTTCGGCACATGCGTCCGACCACTGGCGAACCTCTTCGGCGTCGTCGAGGTCGAGGTAGCCGACCTGGCGCAGAACAGCGAATAGATCTACAGACGCAGAGAACCAGTCAATGATCACCGTCAGGGTGCCATCACTGTTCCTGAATTCACTGACTCCCCTGTTAGACGAGGGGAGTCCCGACACCGCGAGCGATCCATCAGCCATGAGCGTAGAACTCCACGGCAGCGGTTTCACACGCCAGAGCAGCACGGCGCGAGGCGTACTCGCTCTGCTCTACCAAGCGGCCAGCAACGCGGACGGTCAAGCGGAAACGCCGGGTGCGACGGCCACCAATCACGGTGTGGTAGGTGTCGATGTGGGAAACGATCGAGGCACTCATGCGATCACGTCCATTTCGCATTCGGCGCTGGAAATCGTGACGCGTCGCGAAATTGCCGGAGCGGCAAGTTCAACGTAGCTTTCGATGATGAAGACCTGTTCGCGGTGTACGCGCAGCGCAGCTTCGGCGCGACGGTCAAGAATCCAGGCGACCAATCGGGCGAGGCCGACGATCACGGTCAGCGCAGAAGCGCCGAGCAATGCAAGTGTGTTGGTGTCCATGAAGCCCCTATCCCCTACCCTGACCCGTGACCCCCGGGGGGTACCGGGGGGCGGGGTGTGGTCCACCAAGACGACACCAGGGCATGTAATCTAATCGGACCACATCTTGTCAACCACGAGGACACCATGGCAGCCGTAGAAGAACTACTTGACAAAGTGAAGGAGAGTTGCTCTCTCCCGTCAGATATGGCTTTGGCGACCAAACTGGGAATTCAGCGCCAGCTACTTTCGAAGGCGCGAATGGGTGACAAGCCACTGTCAGATGAACGAATTGCGCAGCTATGCGCGATGGCAAAGCTGGACGGCGGTGCATGGATGGCGCGAATTCACGCGGAGCGTGCCGCATCCCCTGCTGAGAAAGCTTTGTGGCGTTCAGTGTTGGACAGGTTAAGCGCGGCCGCCGCGGTGGTCGCGCTAGTGGCCCTAGGCGTCCACGTAGGCACCCATGAGGAGCTACTGGCGGCCTTCTCACCCATCGCCATAACGGCACCCTCTATACATTATGCGAAATGTAAGTGCTTCCTCAAATCGGCGCTCAGTCACCGCTGCTCTCTCTGGCTGGTAGCCAGCTGCTACTTGGCTGACGTGCCCGATCGACCTCCACGTGGCCTGCATAGTTTGCCGGCCTCGCTCCAAGGTTTCTCGGGCGTCCTGGAGGGAGGCATGATCAGCGGCCACTGCCTCATCAGCGTGTTACTGCGGCGAAGCAGTGGTCGTCTCAGGCGTGACACGCCAGATGATGTTGGCCAAGTCATCGGCGACGATCAATGCGCCACGTGGGTCGACGGTGACACCAACCGGTCGGCCGCGGGTCTTGCCGTCTTCGCCATGTAAGCCAGAAACGAAGTCGATCGGGTCGCCTGCCGGGTGACCGTCACGGAACGGCACGAACACCACCTTGTAGCCGGCTGGCGGGTTGCGATTCCAACTGCCGTGCTCGCCGACGAACACGCCGTCCGCGAATTTTGAGCCCATCGCTGTAGACGAAAATGCCACACCAAGTGCGGCCACATGCGAGCCCAACGCGTAGTCAGGAACGATAGCCGATGCGATTTTCTGCGGATCCTGCGGCATGACGCGCTTGTCAACGTTCTTGCCCCAATAGCTGTAGGGCCAGCCGTAGAATCCGTCTTTGTGCACCGAGGTCAGATAGTCGGGCACCAGGTTCGGGCCGATTTCGTCGCGCTCGTTGACCAC